GCCAGCCGAATGTCGGAATGAAAATGCACGCCACGGCCGCGGGCAGCCAGGCCGGACGCGCCGGCCCGTTCCAGGTCGAACCGCTCGAACCGTTCTCGGGTGCCGTGGTAGCCGATCAGGATCATGATTGAAGGATAGCGCGCCCATTCGCGCCACGGTAGCCCATCATTCGCGCCACCATTCGCGCCAAGGTCTAACTGTCTATAACCCCCGTAGTTATTCATTCGTGCCATTCGCGCCATTCGCGCCAACGTTTGCTGGTGGGGGGGCTTGCTTTTCGGTTCCCCGGAAGACGAAAAACCCGGCAATGGTGCCGGGTCTTCGGGTGCGGGGCGGGGATTGGTCACTTTCGTTTGTCGAAAGTGAGCGCTGATCCGCTACCGCTTCGCCGGCGGGCGGCCTCCGATCTCCAGGAATTGCCGAGCCGTGATCTGGCCACGTTCCAGCATCCGGCCAAGCCGTTCGACGCGGGGCGATCCATTGGCCAGACGGGTCAGCAGCCGGTATAGCTGGTCACGTTCGCGCGATGTGGCGTTTCTCCATAGCGTCAGCACTCGCGACCGCTCGCTGGCTTCCATAGCATCAATTCCCGATGTTCTCCGGCACGGTGGCCGCGTCCAGGCTTTCCATTGCGGCTTGCAGCGCGCGGGCGGTATCTTCAGGCATGGCCAGCGTGGTGTCGTTTTCGATGGTCACGGCCGAAAGGATACCGCGGGCAGCCATCAGGCGCCGGCGGCAAGTCAGGATTGCCCAGGGCAGGCCGGCATCGATCGCCGCGGCCAGGGTGTCGGGGCGCTCCGATGCAAGCCGGTCGGCCAGTTCGTCCGGGCCGGCATCATTTCGGCCGGTCGTGTGATCCTCCGGTGCATGGGCTCGGGTGCCGGGCTCGATAGCCTGTTCGAGCGCTTGCGCGGCGCCCGTGAGGATATGGGCCGCGGCATCGCGGGCATGGGCGCCGGCGGCTGTCAGCAGGACGTGCCGGGCGGCCTGAACCATGCCGAGCGCGTCGATTGTCGCCTGGTTCAAGTCTCCGGCCGGTTCTCGCTGGTCAGCTTGCTCTGGCTGCCTGTCGATGGCCTGGTCGGGATCCGGCCGCCGGAAGTGTTCAAGACCGCGGCGGGCGGCTTCCTGGATAGCGGGCTTGCATTCGTCAAAATGAGTTCTGTCCATTGTCATTTACTCCAGTGATTGAGGTCGTGCAGGGTCAGGCCGGCGGCTTCGTTCTGGCGTCGAACGATGGCCGCGCGGATGTGGTGAAGCTCCTGCGCTCTGATCGTCGGCTGCGCGCGCTTGATCTTGCCGGGCAGCGTCTCCAGCTCCACGCTGGCCGCTGTGCACGCTTTGGCGATGGCCTGGATTAGCGCTTCGACCGTGACCAGTTCGCCGCGCGCCTCGGAATTTCGCAAGCGCTGGCCTTCGGCCCGGTGCCTGGTCAGTTCGGTTTCCAGGCGTTCGACTTCGGCCTTCAATTCGGCCGGGGTGCCCTCGGGCCGTCTCCGGCGTTGCTTGAGCGCGTCCAGCCGGTTTTCGAGAATGGTCCGGCCGTCGTAGTACCGGCGCGTGCCGATGCTGGCGACGGGTTCGACGTGCCAGGCACGAAAAGCGCGTCCAGTAATGCCGAGCGATTCGGCGGCTTCGGCTGCGGTCAGCCAGTGCGGTTCTGGTGCTTGCGGCATGTGTAAACCTCAGTCTTCCGGTTCGGGCTCCAGGGTTTCGAGTTCGGCCGCGCATAGGGCGTCAATGCAGCGCCGGGCTTCCCGGTCGATCAGTTCTCGGGCCGGTCGGACCTTCGGAAATTCGGCGTCCAGGTCATCGGGAATGGCGCTCACGATCTCGGCAATCCCGGCCATCAGGGCGCGTAGTGCGGATTCAGCCGCGCCGGCGGGCACATATTCGGCCGCCGTGTCTTCGTTGCGGATGCGTTCGCGCTCTATTTGCTCGGTCAGCAGGTCGATTCGGGCCTGTAGCCGGTCTACTTCGGAATCGGCGGGGGTGTCGGCTTCTCGGGCCGCCTGGAGCCGGTTATCGAGCACGCCGGCGAAGTCGAAAAGTCGCCGGGTGCCTTCGGCTCGAACCGGACTCACGTTCCAGCGGTGGAATGCTTGCCGGGTGACGCCAAAGGATCGGGCGGCCGTCTCAAGGTCCATCAGGTGCGACGCCGGCGGCGATAGCTCAAATGATGCTGGCTTGCTCGTGCTCATAGTCGAATGTAATGTAAACCTGCGTTCTGATAGGCGTTAAAAATAGCCGGATTTCGCGCTCGCAAGCATCCGTGGCGCAACAGGGGCCGGGAAGGACCCGACGGGCCGGGGGCTCCGGGGCGGTGCCCCGGTCCCGCCGGTGGCCGTCAGCTCTGCCGTAGGGCTCCGCCTTTTTCCAGAAACCCGGTTTGCCGCCGTTTAGGTCCGCCGTCGCTGCTTTCCTGGTGGAATTCCTCCGATGCGTGCTCGACTTCCTTCCGGGTCCGGGTGAAATCCGGGTCGGCTTTCTCGGGCAGCGTTCCACCTAGGTCGCGGAAGATGTTGGCCCTGTAGACGCTGAATCGGCTGGGGTCTTCGGACTCATGGAGCCCTTTAAGATCGGCGATCTTGCCGATGGTGTTGTCGTCGAGGCCGGGCGCATCGTCGCCGGCCATCCGGCGCGCTACGATCACGTCCGAAACGGCGGCATCCAATTCATCTCGGGCGGCCTTCAATGCCTCCGCGGCCTTTTCATAGTTCGACAGAATTGCAGGCATCGCCTTGATGCGTTCGGGCAATCGTTTGCGGGCCTCGTCGGCCTCGGCCTGCTCGAGCCTCTTGCGGAGCTCGGAGTGTTGCGTCGGCAGCTGCTGGTCTCTCTCCGCCATAAGCGCTTCTACTTCGTGGTCCAGCGCAACAATCTCGTCTGGCGATCCGGTATGCAGGACGCGGCGGCGCTCCGGGCCTGGGCCGCCGTTTATTGCGCTACCGCGTTGGATCGCCGCCAGGCGCGCGGCGATGGTCTTGCGCCGGCGCTCGAGCTCGGCCAGCGCTTGCCGGAGTTCGTCGGCTGGGCTGGCCTGGTTGCTGCCTAGCAGGCGGGCTATCAAGCCGGGTGATTTCGTGGTGGTGTTGCCTTCAGTCATGCTGTTCTCCGTTTGGGTTTGTGTTGCATCGATAGCAGCGGGCCGGCTGGGTGGCGCTCGCTGGCGGTGAATGGTTAAGGGCGCCGCATTGCTCGCAGCACCAGCGCGCTGTCCACGGCTCGGCATTGCCGGCCAAGTGAGCGCGTCGGGTGTGGCCGGCGGCGGCATCGAAGATCGCGGCCAGCGTGGCCGGCGGAGTGCCCGCTTCCATGTAGCAGGCCATTGCATGCGCCTGGGTGATCTGTGAAATCTCCGGCCGGGTTTCGTCGCCGGCTTCGGCTTCAGCGGTGGCGCGCTGGTGTGCTTCGGCCTGCCGCTGTCGTTCGGCCGCGGTCTTGAGCGTTTCGATTTGACGGGCCGGGCCATCGTCCAGGCGTGCTGGCCGGGGTGCGGCTCGGTCGGACTCCGGGCCGATAGCATCGATCAGGCCGGCGGCCAGCGCTTCCTCGGGCTCGAATACCCTGCCGCGCGCGATGGCTTGGGCGGCCTGTTCCTTGTCCATCTTCGTCCAGCGTGCAAGCGCTTCGGCCAACAGCTTGTCGGTTGCCTGCATAGCTCGGGCAGCGGCTTCGAGTTCGACCGCGCCGCCGGCTGTCGCTGTCCAGGCCGGGTGAAGACCGATCCATCCGTTAGCCGCCAGGGTTCGACGGTGGCCGGCGACTAGGGGCAGCACGGCCGCGCTTGCGACGGTGTGCGCCTCAACCGGGGCGCCGATCTGGTCGATCCGATCAGCTATGGCCAGGCCGGCGCGAATCTCCCCGCCGTCGCTGTGGATTTCGACCAGGGGCGGGCTGGGGTTCTTGGCCAGCGCTTCGTTAAGGTCGATCAGGCCGAAGCCGGCCGTGCCGATGGGGGCGATGATTTCGACCCGGTGTGTATAGGTGCCCGGCCGGCATGACGAAAACCGGCCGGGCGTTTCCAGGGCGCACCCTTTGAGGTGTGGCGCCGCGCCCTTGCGCCCTGAAACTTTTAAGCGGTTGTCGGTCATCGCTGGATGCCCGCGTCGATCAGGTCATCAAGAATCCATTTGATCTTGACGCCGGGGCCGTATACGGCGATCACTTCGGCAGCGTGTCCGGGGATGACATGCGCCCGGCCTTCGCTGTCTCTGACCAGGCAGGTAAGCCCGGCGCCGGCCGTTTTTTGTGCGATCGCGCGGGCCAGCGGTTGCAATCGCTGGTCGGTTTCGCTCTTAATTCCCGTGGTCATTCCGGCAAGCTCCGATGTTCGGCCGCGTGCTTTGCCCAGCGCTTCACGGCCGCGGGATGGCACCAGCCCGGGTCGCGTTGCCGAATCAGCCAGGCCGCCAACTCGCCGGCATCAACGGGCAGGCCGGCGGTTGCCGATCGGCACATAAGCAACATTTCGGATCGGCTCGGCATTTGGAGCGCGGTCAAAAGTTCACGCTTTCGGCGCCGGAGTTCCGCGCGGTCCTGGTCGGTCAGCGCGCGCGCCGGTGCGTGAATCAGCAACCGTTCGCCGTCAACTTCGATGCCGATGCCGCGCGCGCTGAATTCGGACAACATTTGCTCGACTGTCATATTTCCTCCGGTTCATTCGGGGTGATTGATTCGCTGGTGTCGCCATCGGTCCGAAGTGCCCAGCGCGTGCCGGCGCCGAAGCCGGACCGCTCGGAAATCACGCCGGCCCGCTTTCGCGCGCGTTGGACGGTTCGCCACGAGAATCCCGAATCGTTTGATTTCTTGCGAATTTCGCCGGCTTTCATGGGGCCGCTGCGTAGCAGTTCGCCCAGCCATTCGGCCGCCTCGTTACGCTCGGTTCGTTCGTCCGTGTCCGGGGTGAGTGCTTCCGCTGCATCGATGTCGATCGCGTCCGGCTCCCATTCGAGAAGCGCAACCGGGCCGATGCTGGTTTCGGTCGCCGTTATGCCGTAGGCCATGCCGCCAACGTCCGGGCCGATGTTGTTACCGGCGGGAATCATCAGGCGGCGGTCTTCATTCTCTTGATCTTTTGTTACCAGCCAGCACGCGCGCGCGGCGGCCGTAAATGCCAGGCTTCCGGATACGCGGTAAAGGGCGTTCGTGCCGGATCCTTTGTTCAGGTGGGAAACCGCGATGACGGCTGTTCGATGTTCGGCCGCGATCTTGGCCAGGGGTGCCAGTAGTTCGCGAATTTCCGCATTGTTGTGTGAGTCAGCGCCGCCGAGATATGCGGTCACGGGGTCGATAATGACGGCCGCCACGTCGCCGATGATTTCGATCTCGCTGGCCAGGCGCCCGGCGTCGCGCTTGAGATTGAATGTCCGTTCGTAGGGTTCGCCGTCCCGGTCCAGGTCGGTCACGGAATCGACGATAAAGACGCGCGCAACATCGCCGCCGGCGGCTTCGATTCGGGGCCGGATCGTATCGGCGGGATCATCCTCCGCGCTGGCAAAAATTACATTTCCAGTCGGGGCGCTTCCGGCGTTATCCGGCCAGCTCTTGCCCGCGGTGATTCGCGCGGTTAAATCGGCAGTGATGAGCGATTTTCCGACTTTCGGATCGCCGGCGAGCACGGTCAGCTTGCCCCGCGCGATGCGTTGCGGCCAAAGCCAGCGGATCGGCTCGGGCTCGATCGTCGCCAGGCTGCGGGTCATGGTGGGATTTCGGGACGGCTGGGTTGCCGGTTCGATCCGTTCGGCGACGGCTTCGAGTCCGGCGGCTTGTGCCAGGTCGTTAAAGTCGCCGGGCCGGCCAGGCGTTGTGACGATCCCGGCGACGGCTTCGGCGGCGGCCGTTGCTTTTGTGATTCCGGGGTTGCCGTCGGTTTGCTGGTCATCATCGGCCGCGATGATGATCTTGATGTCTGGCAGCTTCGCGCGGATCGCTTCGGCGACGGGTTGAAGGTTGCCGGCGTTGAATGCAACCGCTACCGCGTGCCCGGTCGCTTCGTTCAAGCTCGCAGCGGTTGCGAAGCCTTCCGCTATCAGGATCAAGCCATCGGGTTTTCCGATCGGGAAGTAATTTCCCGCAATGGCGCCGCCGGTCTCGAACCGTTTTTTTCCATCCGGCCCGAGTTTTTGGATTGATCGGACTTCGCCCGCTGCGTCATAGATAGGGACCAGTAGCCGGTCGCCGACTTGCCTGATGCCGTGGGGCGCGATGCCTTTCGCCGTCAGGTAAGGGTGATCGGCTTCGGCCGGGCCTGCCGCTTGCCACTTATCGGCAGCGCGCGCCGCTGCGTCGTCTTGCTGGCGTTGCCGCTCGCGCTCGGCTTTCGCTTGCGCGCGTTTGATCTGTGAATGCCATCGCTTCCGTTCGGCCGCGTTTTCAGGTTCGGACGCTTGCCAGGTGAAGCGTTCCCCGGTTGACCAGTCGCCGAAGACGCCGCCGGCCTGGTCGGGAAAAAGCAAGCACCACGCCGCATCCGTGCCGGGTCGCTTGCCAGGCGCCGGAAACCGGGTCACGCGGCCGGGCTCGATCTGCTCGGGCGGCTCGAAGCCGGCCGCGCGCATCGCTTCGGTCAAGGATGGGGCACGCTCGGGCATTTAGCCGATTGCCCTGGTGCGTTGGCTGGCCAGCATTCGCGCATCGAGCGCATCGAGTTCGGCCGCGTTCCAACGTGCGGTATTCGGGCCAATCTTGTGAGGATCCGGCAGCCGGCCGGCTTTCGCCCAGCGCCATACTGTGATTCGTGAAACGCCGTAGCGGGCTGCGACTTCGCGGTCGGTCAGCCAGGCGTGAATCGGGCCGTTATTTAGTTGCTTCATCGTGCTTCCTTCTGTTGCGTTGGGAAGCACGGTAAAACAGCAGATTCGCCGCTAATTACTTACGGCGATTTTTCTCCGAGTTCAGCCTCTTTCTGATTTGTGTGGTTCTTTTCTGGAAGCCATCGAAACCAAGCGGGCGGGCTTGGCCTTCTTTCCAGATTCGTTCATCATCGAAATATATATCGCCCCAGCTTGACGAATATTCGAGCTCGATCTCTCGCCAAAGCTCTTTCGCGCTGGCCTTCGGGTTCCCCGCGATCTGGCTTTCGATCCAGGCGTCAAGCTCGGCCCAGCGACTCCCGCGGCGTTTGCGGGTTCCCGCCTGCCGGCGGGCATCGCGTCCGGTTTGCTCTGATAGCTGCCAGCGGACCGCGCGACGTTCGAGCGATGTAATTTGTTCATAAACCAGGCCGGTCTCGAATTCCAAGCCGGGCCGGGTTGAATAATGCTTGTATGCGGGGAATAGCAACAACAGGCTTTCGGCTTCGGCGCGAAGTTGCGGAATTTCGGCAATCTTAAGCAGCCGGCCGCGCGGGGTATTGGCGCGCCGGTGCCGGTCGACAGCATCCAGGACCGGATCGTCATGCGGGTCTGATTTCCAAGTCATGCGATAGCCTCCAGTACGCGTACAGGCGCCGCTAAATCGTCGCCTTCGATGATCTGGACCAGTCGCCGCTCCCATGCGCTCAACAGGGCGCGCTGGCCGCGTAGGGCGGCTTCGTTGACGCGGCGATTGATGTAGACCGTTCCGGTTACGGTTTTCGAGACGTGCCCGAGTACCCGGCCGATCCGGTATTCATCGATTCCGAGCTCGGCAAGTTCGGTTGCCACGGTATGCCGGGCGCCGTGTGGGGTGGGGCGGTCATCGCGGCCGGCGTAGAGTCGAACCAGGCCGGCCGACAGGTGCGAATCTGTTCGGATCGGACCGCCGGATGGTTTCTCGAACAAGTATTCGCCGTTCGACAGTTTCAGCGCGCGTTTGATCGTCGCGACGGCTTCCGGCTCAAGTGCGACGGCGTGCGGGCTGCCCTGCGCCGCGCGGCCTTTCTTGCGCCGTTCGCCGGCAATGATCCAGTGCGGGCCGAATTCAGAATCGAGGTGGAATTCATCGCGGGTCGCGTTTGCGACTTCGCCGGGCCGCTGGCCGGTCAGCAGCAGCAGCCGAAGCGCCAAGGCCGTAGGCTTTCCAATGGCCGGCGCGGTCGATTCGATGGCTTCCCCGGTGCTGTTCCACCAGTGCCGGATCGCTTCGGCCGTCATTGCGCGTTGTGCCGGGCGCGGTTGCGGTTCTTCGATGTAAAGGCATGGCGTCGATTCCAGGACGCCGCGCTGAATTGCAAATTTGAACATCATGCGGGCCACGGCCAGAAACTTCCCCGGCATCCGGGTTGCGCCGGTGTCTCGGATCCGGTCCATGATCGCGACAATATCGCGCCGGCTCACTTCGTCCATACGAAGCCGGCCCAGCTTCGGCAGCAGCCAGCGCGCGATGATTTGTTCGTCCTGCTTCGCGCTCTTTTTCTTCGGCTCCGCGTACCGCTCGATATATTCCTTTGCGAATTCTTCGACGGTTGGCATTTCGCGCGCCTGGGCTTCCGCGCGTTGCTGTTCGGCGGCTGGATCGCGGCCTTTCTCGATTAGTTGCGCGGCGGTGGTCGCTTCCGCGCGGGCCGCTTTTACTGAAACGCCGGGCCATTCGCCGATTCGCATGATCCGGGCTTTGCCGCGCAGCATGTAGCGCAAGCGCCAAATTTTCTTACCGCTTGGCATGTGGCGAAGGTAGAGCCCGGTGCTTGATTCGTCGCGAATATCGCGCCGGGTTGCGGGCGTTTTCAGCCGCTCGATTGCTTTCTCGGTCATTTTCACGGTTTTATCCCTCGGTTTGACCAGGTTTCTGAAATTGCGGGGCTTTCTGGTCGAATCCCTCCCTGTGGAATCCCTCGGACCGCTCCGGGGCGGGGTACAAGTCGGGGTACAAAATAGCCGCGCTAATCCCTGTTACGGGATTATACGGCAAGGGATTAAATATTGCGATAAGCAACTGAAAGATAGTGGCTTAATTGATGCGGGGTAAGACGGCTTGACCCGTCAGGATTCAGCTAAAAAATTCACTTAAAATCCCTCGGGAGCAATCCCGTGCCGGTTCGAGTCCGGCCCCGGGCACCAATAAAATCAACCAATTACAAATACTGTACTGGTCAGACCGCCGGTCAGTGGCCGGGCCCGTCGCCGGGACGC